TCGAAAATCAGTTCATCCACTTAAATATCAAGAGGTATCTAACAGGAATTTCTTGTCCTTGGTTGGGTTCAAGTTCCTATTGGAAAGATGTCCGAAGGTAGATTTCTATTGCAACCAAGCAAACATACCTGATCTAACATTAGGTACTGCTGTACAAACTAATTACCTTAGAGATATCCCTGTACCAGGCGATAAACTAATGTACGGTGATCTAAATCTATCCTTTATGGTAGATGAAGAGATGGAAAATTATCTTCAGTTATATCAATGGATAACCTCTCTAGGATTTCCTGAGTCAATAGGACAGTTTGATGAACTAAGAAATCAAGGTAATTTATTGCCAGAGAAATCTGACAATGATGACTACCATGAAAGATCTGATGCTACACTAATGATATTGAATAGTAATTTCAATGCATCTGTCAAAGTAAAGTTTAGAGATCTATTCCCAGTATCCCTTAGTGGAATACCTTTCAACTCTACCTTAGAAGATCAACAATATTTTACTGCTCAAGCAACATTTAAGTATACTATGTTTGATGTGATTGATGTCAATGGAAAGAAAGTCTAACCCCTGTACTGTAGAAGGCATACAGGAGATGTGGAGTAAAGATTCAGTAATGAATCAAGATGAACTTGATAATGAATCCTTACGTATACCACAATTACATTGTAAATATTACGACCTATATAATACGATACTGCTGATGCGAAAGCGTGATGAACAGCAGTACTCATCTCTTCTATTAGAACGTAGAAAGTATTACACTGGGAAAGCAACTGCAGATATGTATGCAGAAGAACCCTTTCCATACAAAGTCAGAGATAAAGATGACTTGAAGTTGTATCTTGATGCAGATGAAAAACTCACCAAGACAAAACTCAAGATCGAATACTACGATACTATGCTCAAGTATCTCGAAGAGATACTAAGGCAAGTAACTAATAGAACCTATCAGATAAAGAATGCAATTGAGTGGCGTAGGTTCTCTGCAGGTTATGGCTAATGTCGTTATCAAAAAGAAGAACGAAGTATTTCTTCAAATAGAATGTGAACCTCATGTAGCACATGAGTTATCAGATAACTTCACATTTGATGTACCAGGTGCTAAGTTCATGCCTCAGTACCGTAGTAAGTATTGGGATGGTAAGATACGTTTATTCAATATACAAAAGAACGAGATATACGTAGGGTTACTAGATAAGGTCACTTCATTCTGTAAGAAACATGATTATGAATGGGAGTTTGTAGATACTAAATTTTATGGGTTACCATATGAAGAGAATGATAAGATATCAGATGAAGGTGTAAAGGATTACGTTACATCAATATCAAAACATAAACCAAGAAAGTATCAGATAGAAGGTATATCAGATGCATTGAAGAAAAATAGAAGACTTATTATATCTCCTACTGGTAGTGGTAAGTCTTTGATGATATATGCTATCACAAGATATCATGTTGAACATCAGCGTAGAGTTCTAATTATTGTCCCTACTACTTCTCTTGTAGAACAGATGTATAAGGATTTTATAGAGTATGGTTGGGATGTCGATGAGTATTGTCATAGAATCTATGCAGGTAAGGATCTTCTGAGTAAGAAGAATGTTATTATATCAACTTGGCAGTCAATTTACAAGTTACCTAAGACATGGTTCAAGTATGATGTAGTTATAGGTGATGAGGCACATCAGTTCAAGTCTAAATCATTAGTAAGCATTATGACTAAACTGTATGACACGAAGTATAGGTACGGATTTACGGGTACTCTCGATGGCACTCAAACTCATAAGTGGGTTTTGGAAGGACTCTTCGGTCCGTCGTACAAGATTATTAATACGTCAGATCTGCAAGAGGCAGGATTCCTTGCTCGATTAAATATCAAGATACTACTTCTCAAGCATGATCCAAAGGCATTTGATCTTTATGAGGATGAAGTACAGTATCTTATAGGTCATGAGAAGAGAAATAAATTCATCAAAAACCTAGCACTGGACTTGAAAGGTAACACTCTTATCCTCTATAGTAGGGTTGCCACCCACGGTCAGATATTATATGACCTCATAAATACTAATGAACGACCTGTGTTCTTTGTACACGGTGGAGTTGACGCAACCGAGCGAGAAGAAGTTCGGGAACTTACTGAAAGAGAAAACAATGCAATTATCATCGCTAGTTACGGTACTTTTAGTACTGGGATTAACATTAAGCGGTTGCACAACATCATCTTCGCCAGTCCTTCCAAGTCCAGAATTAGAACCCTCCAATCCATCGGTAGAGTTCTTAGAAAAGGAGTGGGCAAAGTAAACGCTACCTTATACGATGTTGCTGATGACACTAAAAAAGGTTCTAAACAAAATTATACCTTGAACCATCTTATAGAACGCATCAAGTACTACAACGAGGAGAAATTTAATTATGAAATCATTCAGATCAAAATCTGAACAAAATCCAGAAGATCCTATAGAAGAGTTTTTAGCAGCTATTAAGTTGGTTAGTGGTGAGGAGATATTGGGTAAAGTTATTGTAGATTATTCATCACCTGAAGAAAAGATTATAGTAGAGAATCCTTTGATTTGCCATGAGGTTCGCTCCTACGGAGCGAATATCCCTATGGGATATAAATTTGAACCTTGGATGAAAATGACTGATGAGGATACATTTGTAATAGGATTGGAAAAAGTAATTACTTTATCCGAAATAAAAGATAAAATGGTAGTAGATACTTTTGATGATGTTGTTAAAAATGGATTCAAACGTCAGCATCCTGAACTGAGTTCTGATATGGGATATGTAAACTCCGTAAAAAAATCTAGAGATATTCTAGATAAACTCTTTAAAGGTCCAGATGCTTCTAAAGATTCTAAAGAACCTGAAGCTCCTCCTGAACCGCCACACGGTTAGTGTACATCATTTGCACGGTGTTGTCAAGTATGCTATAATTATTACATACAGATAAGTGTATAATGACACGAAAAAGATCAGAGCATTATGTAAATAACAAAGAGTTTCTTGCTGCAATAATTGCCTACAAGGATTCTATTGCATTGGCAGAAGCGAGAGGTGAAGCAAAACCTCAAATTACAAATTACCTCGGTGAATGTTTCTTAAAGATTGCTACGCATCTAAGTTACAAGCCGAACTTTGTAAACTATATGTTCAAAGAGGATATGATAAGTGATGGTATAGAAAACTGTGTTCAGTATATCAACAACTTCAATCCTGAGAAGTCAAAGAATCCATTTGCATATTTCACTCAAATTATACACTATGCTTTCTTACGTAGGATACAGAAAGAGAAGAAGCAATTAGAGATAAGACAAAAGATAATAGAGAAGTCTGGGTTTGACGAAGTTTTCGTCGCAGACGAAGATGGCAAGTCTGCTGAGTATAACTCAATCAAAGATGCTATACAGTATAGGTTCAACAGATGAAAATAACAATTAATGATTTTGCAACTGATGAAGAGATTGAGACTCTATGGAGAATAGCAGAACGTATTATTAAAGAAGGTCATGTATATGATGATCCAAATTACAAAATTGAATTAAATCTAATTCCAGAGGACATAGGGTGAAGGTTGCCATCATAACAGATCAACACTTTGGTTTCAAGAAAGGATCAAAGTTATATCTAGATTACTTTCAAAAATTCTATGATGAAGTCTTTTTCCCAACGATTAAGAAACATAAAATCACAACTGTCCTCGATCTGGGGGATACTTTTGATAATCGTAAGGGCTGCGATTTATTTTCTTTGGACTGGGCGAAGAGAAACTACTTCGATCCTCTGCAACAACAGGGAATTGATTTGGTTAGCATTATTGGAAATCACACCGCCTACTATAAAAACACTAATGACATCAATACGAATGACTTATTACTACGAGAGTACGATAATATTACCATATTTTCTGAGTGCACAGAATTAGAGGTAGGTGGTTTACCTATACTATTCATTCCGTGGATAAACCAAGAGAACTCTGAGAGAACATATAAGATGATAAAAGAATCCAAAGCAAAGGTTGCTATGGGTCATCTTGAACTCAATGGTTTTATTGCTACACATGGACACGTAATGGATGTAGGTGCAGATTTTGAGTGTTATGATAAGTTTACTCATGTATTCTCTGGACACTATCATACTAGGTCTAGCAATGGTAAAATATATTACTTAGGTAGTCCTTATGAGATGTTCTGGAATGATGTAAATGACAAACGTGGTTTTCATATTTACGATACAGAAACATTGAAGTTGAAGACTATCAATAATCCAAACGCACTCTATAAAATTATCAATTATAATGATACACCTAGACAGTTATTCAAGTTCTCTGATTATAATGGTAAGATAGTAAAGGTTGTTGTAAGGCAAAAGACCAGTGAGAAAGAGTATGATATGTTTATGGACTCCTTGATGAAAGCAAACCCTTCTGATGTCAAGGTAGTAGAGAGAACAGATGATCTTGTTTTTGGTGGAGACATAGTTGAGCAAACTGAGGATACTATTACCTTGTTGGATAAGTATGTGGATGATCTTGAAACAAATCTAAATAAAAGTAGGATAAAGGGTATTATAAAAAAAATTTATCAAGAAGCATGTGAGGTAATCTAATGCACATCATCACAGTAAAAGGTATGAAAGATGAGGGTGCTTATGCTGTTCTCAATCCTTATGGTGA